ATGATTGACGAGCAGAAGTTCCGCAAAGCCGTCTGATTTAGTTCGCATCCTCCAGGCGACTAACTATGGCCACGCTGACTGTCACCCATAAACAGGTGACCGAAGGCGTGGCCGTAGTTCAGATACTTGAACCCATCAACTTCGAGGTAGGCCAGAGCGTCACGCTCAGCAACATGGGTGCGCCATTCAACGGCACCCACAAGATTCTGGCTCTGCCGGAGTATTACCTAACTGGTGTCAGCGACGAAGGCGATTACCAATACGATTTCGGCCGCATCATCACCAACCAGGTGCTGTTCGCGCTGAGCACAGACGACCTAGAGCGTCAGGCCGTTACGGCAGGCAATGCCACGTACTCGATTACGTGCACGTGGATTGCCCTGGGCGATCTTGAGGATTACTTGGGCTACACATTTACCAACCCCAGCGCCGACCTAGACATTGCCACGATGGCTGTGGGCGCAGCCAACGCATTCGCTTACCGTCGCAGGCAAGAATCCGGCTACTTTGACAGCCCCAGCACAGTGCCCGGCCTTGATGTCAAACTAGGCAGCGTGCAATACGCGGCCATCCTGTACCGCGAAAAAGGCAGCGTCGAAGCCCTGGCATCGTTTGACCCACTTGCTACTGGTGGCCCGGTGGCAGGCAACTTCGGTCAGATCATGCGCCTGTTGGGTGTCAATAAACCGCAGGTGGCCTGATGCCTGGCATGTTCGCTGAGGGCTACGGCCTGCTAGTTACCAAGCTGCAAACGATTACCGGGCTGCGCGTATTTGATGACCCACGCACACTGAACCCACCATGCGCGCTCGTCGAGGCACCCAGCATCGTCATGCACACAAACGTGGAAGCCGAAATGGAATACCGCGTGGTGCTAATCGCCCAGGGCGCTGGCGATAAACGAACGATGGACACGCTGCTTGATTTGGCTGACCTGATTAGAGGCGCAAAGATTGGGCTACTCACGGCCCGGCCAACCACGATCAGTTACGGCGGCCTCGACTATGCCGCGTATGAACTGACAATCAACACCAAAGTAGTGCCATAGGGCTACTAGACTGCCAACAGGCTTGCAGCGAGCCTCCATCAAAAGGAGTTTCGCTACATGGCAACTGCAGTCACCTACCTCGCCTCCCCCACGTTCGGCATCGGGCCGAACCTCGCTGGCATCAAAGACCTGTCAGACCAGTGCAAGGCAGTGGTCATCACCAAGTCGCGTGAAGCGCTCGATGCCACCAGTTTCGGTGTCAGTGGCCGCCAGTACGTAGGCGGTTTGACCAACGTGACCGTCACAGCCACGCTGCTCATGGAGTACAGCGCAACGCCCGGCTCATACGTCGATCTCACAGCCCTGGTAGGCAACAATGTGTACGTCGCAGTCAAGCCGACCAGCGCAGCCATCAGCGCCACGAACCCTGAGTTCCAGATCACTGGCGGCTACCTTGAATCGCTTGATGTTGTCAACGCCACGCTGGGCGAACTGTCCGAGATTGAAATCACGATTACAGGCGGAACCCTGGTCGAAGACGTGACCGCATGAAGTTCAACATAAAAGTGGCGTACCGTACCCCGGCTGGTGCGGTGGTTGAAGAAACAGTGGTCACAACGCTTGCGGATACCGCGCATTGGGAACGCAAGAAAAAGAAAACTGTCCGCGACATGATGAACGGCATCGGCATTGATGACTTGGCATTCATGGCTTGGCATCGGCTCGTTGCGATGGCCAAAGAGAATCGGGACTATGACACTTGGCTTGAGTGCGTCACCGATTTGGATGTAATCGAGGAACAATCGACAAACCCTACGGAAGCGGCAGCCTCCGCAGGCAATTAGCAGAATTGCTGTTGGCTACAGGCTGGTGGCCACCGGATATCAGATTCGATTACGAGGATTTGGCTACCGTGTTACTTCTAGCAAAGAAAGCGAACAAACGTGGCCGTTGATACTTCAATAACGATTGTCGGCATCAAAGACACGCTGCGCGAGCTGCAGAAACTTGAACCTGACACTGCCAAAGAAATCAAAGCCGACTTCAAGAAAATCGTGAAGCCAATTATTGATGCCGCCAAGCCGCAGGTCAAAGAAATGCCGCTTAGCGGATTTGCTCGCAATTGGAAAAACGGCCGCATATTCCCCTGGGCGCAAAATGCTGTAGCCAAGTCAATCGTGGCACGTTTCAGCAACCGCAGGCGCGGCAACAGCCTTGCAGTGTTCAGCGTGACCATGAAAAGCCCGGCTGGCACAATCTTTGATATGGCAGGCCGAGGCTCACGCAACCGCCTAGCCAATTCGCTTGATGCGTTGTATGGCAGGCCATCGCGCTTGATGTGGCCGACCTATGAGGAACGCGCGGATGAGGTGAACAAGAACCTGCAGCAGTTGGTTGACAAAATCACCCGTGAAGCGAATCGTAGACTGTTGCGCTAATGGCTGTAACAATCCCAATTATCTCCGAGTTTGATGGCAAGGGCATCAAGTCTGCTGTTGCTGAGTTCAAGCAACTTGAGGGCGCTGGTGCTAAAGCCAAGTTCGCCTTGCAGAAGGCTGCTGTACCTGCAGCTGCAGCGCTGGCCGGATTAGGTGCCGCAGCCACGCTGGCCACGAAAGCCGCGATGGAGGACTTGAAAGCCCAGGAATTGCTTGCCCAGGCGCTACGCAACACGGCTGATGCCACTGACGAGCAGATTGCCGCTAATGAGCAATTCATTGCCGCCACAGAGCGCGCTGCGGCCGTATCTGATGAGATGTTGCGCCCAGCCCTGGGCAATCTTGTCCGGGCCACTGGAGATGTTGAGGAAGCCCAGAACCTGCTGGCAGTGGCGCTTGATATCAGCGCTGCGACAGGTAGTGATCTGGAAAGCGTCAGCATCGCGCTATCCAAAGCCGCCAATGGTCAGGTCACAGCCCTGCAACGTCTCGGCATCCCACTGGATGAAAACGCGGTCAAAGCCAAAGACTTCAACAAGATTCTCGGCCAGTTGTCTGACACGTTTGGTGGTGCTGCGTCGGCATCAGCCAATTCGTATGAAGGCCAAATGCGCCGGGTGGCTATTGCTGTTGACAACACCAAAGAAAACATCGGCATGGCGCTCATCCCGGTGGTTGAGCGTCTGCTACCAGTACTCGATAAGGCTGCACAGTTCGTACAAAACAACACAGGCGTACTGGTCACATTTGGTGCCGTTATTGCCACCGTGTCGGCTGCAGTGCTGGCAATCAACCTGGCAATGAAGGTGTACACAGCCAGCCTTATCGCAGCCAGGGCAGCACAGTGGGCATTGAACGCAGCAGTCGCAGCCAACCCGATTGGTGCAGCCATCGTGGTGACGGCAGCATTTGCGGCCGGGCTCGTCTACCTCGAATCCAAGACACAGGCAGTTAGCAACAGTTTCGCCCGGTGGGGCGCGGTACTGACTCAAGTGCTAGGTCCGCTGTACGCAGTCGTAGCCCTAATCGGCAAGATATTCAACATTGGTGATATCAAACTGCCAAGCCTTGACAGTCTGGTACCAAAGTTCAATGCGCCTGATACCACGCCAGGATTCGTGGCACCGAGACTGCCGGGCCCTGACAGTGGCCCTGATTTGCTTGAACGTAGTTTCCTGCGACCTGAAACGCCTGGCACATTGCCCGTGGTGCCTATCATGCCGATAGGCGGCGGCGGTGGTGGTGGTCGAGTAGGTGGCGGTGGCGGCGGCGTAGGCGGCGGCCAAGACCTAGTAACCATCATGGGTGGCGGTGGTGGCGGCCTGGGCGCAGTCCTGGGCACCGAAGCAGTCTTGGATGGTTTGACAGGTGGTGGCGACGTAATCAGCGTCACCGTCAACACTGTGACCGCACCATCCGACTTGGGTGACACCATCGTAGATGCCCTGATCGAGTACAACCGTCGCAGCGGCCCACTGCAACTGGAAATCGCCTAATGGCCACATCTGTAGTTCAATCCGGCGACTACCTGCTTGAACTTGATACCGGGTTTCAGGTTGACGCATTCTTGCTGGATGACGCGCTCAAAGGCGTATTAGACAACACCGACTATGTGCTGGATGGTACAACGCAGTTTGCTGACATAACACCATTCGTTACCGAAATTCGATACAAACGCGGCCGACAGCGCACCGACTACCAATTCGGTGCAGGCACCATGTCATTCAACATGCTTGACGAAACAGGCATCTTGGGCCCGTATGACACCAGCAGCCCTTATTACGACCCAGCCAACAATGAGCCAGGCTTAGCGCCACTTCGCAAAGTTCGCTTGTCGCGTGATGGCACCTATCTGTTCACAGGCATTGTTACCGGGTACGACTACAACTTCGTTCTGGGCGATCTAGACAGCGTGACAGTCGTATGCGCCGATGATTTCTACCGCCTGGCACAAACGCAGCTCGATACTTACAACACAACTGCTGAATTGTCCGGCAGCCGCGTCACAGACGTTTTAGACCTGCCAGAAGTTGACTACCCAGCAGGCACACGCAGCATCGCTACAGGCACAGTCGAATTGGGTGGCACAGGCCAATACAACGTCGATGCAGGCACCAACACGCTTGGCTACCTGCAACAAATCAACGAGGCCGAGCAAGGTCGCCTGTTTATGGCCGCTGACGGCACTTTGACGTTTGAGAACCGTATCGGACAGACGCTCAGCGGCCCGGTAGTTAGTTTCAAGGATGATGGCACAGGTGCCGGATACACCGATGTGACCATTCAATTTGATGCTGATCGAGTAATCAATCGGGCCTATGTAGGTGCGCTAGATGGCAAGACCGCTACCGATACCGACGCGGCCAGCATCGCCAAGTATTTTACGCAATCCAAATCAATCACGAACAGCCTGCTGCACATTCAAGGCGAAGTAGATGCCCTAGCTGCATACCTGCTTGAACCTGAGCCTGAGCCGCAATACACCAGCGTCACTACGACATTCAGCCGATTGACCAGCACCCAGCGTGATGACGTGGCCAGCGTCGATATCGGTGACACAATCAGCATCGAAAAACAGATACCGGGGCTCAACAGCCAGATTGCTGAGGAGTTGGCGGTCGAGGGCATCGAGGGCCGCATCACCGTGTCAGGCGGCCACCAGATCACATTCTTTACCAGCCCCACCACGATTGTCTATGAACTGATACTTGATGACCCGGTGTTCGGGTTACTTGATGACGACAACGTACTAGGCTGAGGTATCTATGGGCGCTAACGCACAGACATCCGTTCCAACATTTACAGCTGGGCAGGTTCTAACTGCAGCCCAGATGAATGAGTCAGCCAGAACTGGTGTTCCTGTATTCGCTGATGCGACTGCACGGAATGCCGGCTTCGGTGGCACAGGCGAAAAAACGCTTGCCGAAGGGCAATTGGCTTACCTTGAAGATCTAAACGTCGTTCAGTATTACGACGGCAGTTCTTGGGCAACAGTTGGCCCGGTCGCAGCCCCGGCTATTGAGTTCGTGACTACGGTAAGCATCAGCGCAGCCTCGACGACGAACGTAAACAACTGTTTCACATCCACTTATCAGAATTACATGCTTGTTTGTAATCTGACGACGAGTGCCA